ATTTAATTTTTCTAAATCAATAAAACAATTAGGTCCAATCACACATTTAATTGGAGTATCTTCATATTCTGGTAAAGTATTTAATATCATAACTGAGGGCACTTGATGACCTACATGTTTAATTCCATTATGATAAATAGTATGTCCGGCATTTGCACCGCCAATCATCTTGAAGCAATATTGATATTTATTGGTTTCCGCTAGATACTTAACTACTTTTCCCTTACCACAATCCCCATATTGTAAATCTACTACAACATCACATAATGAATTATTTGGCATGATTGATTATATTAATTGGTTTATTATGCTAATATTTTAACAAATTATCGTTAAATTGAAAAATAATACAAATAATACAAATAATAGGATAGTTCAATATTATGGTTAAATATACACATAATTTAGAACATTTTCTTATTATAAAGTAAAAGAGTATAATCTTATTTTTAAATTATAAATTATGTCAAAAGTTAAATCAACTCTTAAAAAACTAACAACCAAAGACAATGTGACCATTATTCTGGGTGTATCTGCGTTTGTTTTGGTAGTTGTGTATTATTTTCTGTATGTGAGGAATTCTAGAGAGGCTTTCAGTTCTGAGAATGTTGGACCCACCGAAGCAAAAGATGGAGAACTAGTACTTTTAATGATTCATGCTCCTTGGTGTGGGCACTGCAAGACTTTAATGCCAACTTGGGATGACGCGCATTCTAAATATGATGGCACCAAAGTTAATGGAAAAGTCATTCGCATTAGTAAATACGATGGAGACGAAGATGCAAAAGGTCTCGCAAAGAAGCTTGGCGTCAAAGGGTTTCCAACTATTAAATGTATGAAATCCGATGGTTCAGTTGATGAATATGAAGGAGACCGTTCAATGTCTGGAATCATGAACTATATCAAGAGCGCTACAATGTAATTTGTTTAGGTTGTGTATCATCAACAACATCAACAACATCAACAACATCAACAACATCAACAACATCAACATCATCATCATCATTATCATTATCAACATCAACATCAACATCAACAACATCAACAACATCAACATCATTCTCACCATTATCATTCTCATCATTATCATTCTCATCATTATCATTATCTGAACCATCACTAATAAATTTGGTTAGAAGTCCATTAATTTCTAATAATTTATCTTTTATTAAATTTTCAGTTTTTGTTTTATCTAGTGTTTTAAAATCACTTGACATAAAATCAGTATATGACAAATTTATAACAAAAGTTGAATCTGGGTAATGGGATTTCGCATATTGCCAAGATTCATGTTGTACGCATCTTATTAAACAACAAATATAAGCATATAAATCACTTGGCTCAACATCATCAAATAAATTGAAAATAACTGTAGAATCTGGGTCATCTACCATACCCAATGGTAAATCCCCAATTACAACACCATCTGCATAATAATCACCTTCCCATTTAATTGGCTGAAATAATAATGGAATCGCGCATGACATACGAATTCCCAACCATACTGGTAAATCTGGGGTATTTATATAGTCTAATAATGATAATGTATGTTGGGAAACGTTTGCAGTTGTAATTAGCAAATGGGTTTTGTATTTTTCATGGAATTGTGCAAAAGTTATATATGGATTACATCCCTTTTTACAAAAACATTCTTTTATGAATTCGCCATATTTTATACCATTACATAATCCAAATTTCTTAGGCAATTCTATAATATTTTCAGCCCTAATGTCAAACATACTAGAAACATTAAATTCATAAACCATATCCATAATTTCATCTGGGCTAAAACCTATAATATACAACGTGCATATTAATGAACCTATAGAACACCCTACATATTTAGTAATATCTTTTATTATATTCATATTTTCCATTTCCTTTAAAACTGCAATGTGATATATTCCCCGTAATCCCCCACTAGCAAGCCCCAAAGTTTTAATTACTCTAGTCATATTATTATTTTACTTATTATTTTACTTATTATATAAAATCTAAAAAAATTTAACACAAACATAACATATACATGATATAGTCTATAATTAAATTTACACCTTAGCATATCCAAGATAATTATCACCATCAAGACAAATACCATCAAGTGTAGGCCACACCGGATCACACTGTCTAGCATTATTAGAATTTAGTGTTGGTGTATTGGCAAAATCTTCCTTTGTTTGGCATCCACTTAGAATGTTTCCACCGTATGGCGTGCTATTTCTCATCATATCAACAGCATGCCAATCACCTCGATAATTACGGATATCTTCTGGAAGCATACAATTATTTTGTGGTTGTTTGGAAACTGATGGAAGAGGGCATCCAACTCCATAATTACGGCCAAGCCCAAGCCCATTTGGGTCATTTAGAGTTTTGGTACAGACATTTCCCTGACACGATTCAATATATTTCTCTGGAAGCATTGTATCCATAAATTCCTCGCCAGAACATGGACTGCAACAATTTAGACTGCATGCATGCGATCTGTCAAGTTCCATAAGTTTAGAAGCATTGCGTTGACGAATTAATCGACATTCATTGTTTGATGAAACTTTGTTTTCTTGACAAAACTGATTATCGGTTTCACAACTTGGACGATAATCTGTAAAATGACGCCCGTCTGCCATCCTAGGAGGACATCCATAATATTTATTATCACTAGCCTTATAACATGTACTCATTTTTTATAATATAAATTAAAATATCCCGTGAAATATTGATTTACTATATTATAAGAAATTAAAACAAAAAATTAAAAGAAATTAACAAAAAATTGAAATTTTATTTGCTAACAAATATAATTCATACCACAACACCCGAAAAACAACAACGCATCCCCATACCAAACATCATGCAAATACTATCACTCGAGATTGGCGAAGGTAATTCTAGTGCGACAATATTATATAACTCGCGTAATTATACAATTCGCTTTGACCAATATGACCATATGACAGTTATGCACTTAATAAATTTATTTATATCGTTGATGCTTAAAAATGGAGTTGTCTTTAATGCATCAAATATAACTTTCTATAATAATTCAGGAGAATTGAAGCCGAAATCATTGATTTCCAGTCTAGAACAAAACCAACTATTTATAGCGGTAATAAATATGGTAGTCCATCCTAATGATGAAGAAGAACATCAGAATGATCAACATGGTGTGTATGATGAATTTGGACACATTGATGGAGATTTCTCTGAGGGAGAGGAAGAAGACTATCAAGATCAATATCAAGAAGTAGATTACCTAGACGGGTATGGACCAGATGCATACGTGAATGGGCACTTTGTAAATTAACCAGATGAAGCAGATTTACCATTTGGACTTCCATAAAATCCACCTGTATAATAATTAGGCATTTCGAGATATAGCGTAGCCTGATGCAATTCCGGATACAAGCGAACCGCATAACAATAATATCATAAATACATACATTCCATACGCGGTTTTATGTTTCTCGACGGTTCCGTTGCAGGCCCCATAAAAACTGTTTTTTTCTGTTGGAGATTTATTAAATGGACCAGTGGGTTCGCATGTTATATTAGTATCAATACATTTTGCATATATAAATAAACTAAATGATGATACTATTATATTTAAAATACATATTAAGATAGTTAAGAGATATTGTATAGTATCATCATCATCATCCCTAATTAGCAATAATATCGACAGAAATAATAGTATTATTGAAATTGCCAGGAATAAGATAGAAATAATCCATTTGCCCTTTAATGATTGGCTATTTATACTAGCAACACCATCACATACAACGGAAACCGAACTTAAATCAACCGTGATTTCTTCATTTTCAACCGGGCTTATTTTAGGAGATACATTGATATATGGTCGGCATTCAACTGTACTTTTTGCGCAATATGAATTATTGTAATTATCAATTGTTAAAATACAATTTAGAAATAATATTACAAGTTGCGTAATTAATAGAACAATACTCATTTTATAGTTATCTTTTAATATCTTTTACATTTTATAAAGATTATTTGTAAATAAAAATTAATAAAAATTAATAATACAAAATTAATATAAAAAATAATACAAAAAGTTTATTATTTCTTACTGGATTTTTTTGAACGACGGCTAGTCTTCCTCATAGGCCCACTAGATTTACGGCTCTTTTTGCATGTTGGTGTAGATTTTGATTTGAGAAGTTTATTAATATACTCGCGCATGCCACCATTTGGAAGCATTACTGGCTCATCAAGTTTGACTCGGCGAGCATGATAAGTAAATTCCTTTTTGGCAGGTGCTTCCCGAGTAGTTTCCCGAACAGTTAGAACAAGAGTGCAAGCACCTTTAATACTTTTAAGGTTGCAAAGACGAGTGAATGCCTTGCTGGCTGCCTGATGAGGATTAGAACCCATATACTCTCCGGGGTGGAATTTGGTATCACATCCATCAACATGCTTGACAGCAGTTAAAGTGAATGAGCGTTTGGTTTTGCCTGATGCAGTTTTGCGCATTGTATATTTATATATTTAGTTTTATTATATTACAACATTTTGTTTTTATATAAATTCAAATATTTATATAAATTCAAATATTAATACTGACTAAATATTATACTGACTAAATATTATACTACTAACTAAATATTAAATATGCAAAAAGTTATGTTAGCAATACTGGCAATATTAATTATTTCATTAATATTGTATCTTGAAAATAATTCAACTAATATAGAACCCTTCACAGACATATCAATCTATGAAATTAAAAAATCACTGTCCGATATGTTGAATATCAACATTCGAAGGATTTCAGAATTTAGTCATTCTATTACGGGTGATAACATCGATGTTGCTTTTAGTATTAATCCACCAGATGATTCAAACGAACGAACGACGGCAGATGTTGTATCAGAACTAGACCAATTAAGAAAAACCAAAACACAATTTAACTTATCTATTTCTGATAAAATATACAAAGTTCAATACTCTAGACCAGAAGATAATATAAATTACGCTGGATTATACGTCCCCCCAAACTTCGAACAACATATCGGACAAATATATAATCTAGCAGTTGATGGACTTGTATACGAACATAACCTTGATAGAACCTACAATATCAACAAAACAAATAATGGCTTACTAGAACCTTATCCGAAAATGTAAATAGTAATAATAAATAATTATTTTACATTTTACATTTTACATTTTACATTTTACGAGAGAAATTTTGACAATTTACCACGAACCGCACCAAACACGTTTTTGCTCTTTTGCCAAATCGAAAAAAAAAATTTCTTTACAGAT